ATTCTCTGAAGTGAGACGGTGGGTGAACGCTCTGCCCGAGTATTTGAAAGACAATCTTGATGTATTCTCCGACCGCATCGTGCACAAGCACGCGCCTGAGTCGAGCTTCATGTCGGCGCGTACTTCCTCCGCCGACCGCCCCGAAGCACTCGCCGGTATCCACTCCGAGAACGTGCTGATTATCTGCGATGAGGCTTCGGCTATCCCCGAACCCGTATTCGAATCTGCCGCAGGCAGCATGTCGGGCCATTCGGCAACAACAGTACTAATTGGGAACCCGACCCGTAACACCGGCTTGTTCTTCAAGACGCATCACCAGCTCAAGTCCGACTGGTTCACGATGCACGTGTCCTGCCGGGACAACCCGCTCGTATCCGACGACTTCATCGAACAGATCAAGGCTACCTACGGCGAGGCGAGTAACGCATTCCGTGTCCGCGTGCTGGGAGAGTTCTCACTGCGTGAGGATGATGTACTCATCGCGGCAGAATTGGTCGAGGGTGCAATGGAGCGGGACATCGTGCTCGACCGGCACGAGGCGATTATATATGGTATAGATGTGGCGCGGTTTGGCGACGACCGCACTTGTATTGTCAAACGGCAAGGGCAGATCGTCACCGAAATCAAATCGTGGACCGGTGCCGATCTAATGGAAACGGTGGGAAGGATCGTGCATGAAGCCGAAACTGACAAGCCTTCTGAGATTTGCGTTGATTCTATCGGACTGGGGTCTGGCGTTGCTGACCGTCTACGCGAGCTTGGACATAACGTGCGCGATGTTAATGTCTCTGAATCAGCGGCGATGAACCCGCAAGCTGCCCGCCTCCGAGACGAACTTTGGCTGGCGGTGCGGGATTGGCTTAACCAGAGAACTTGCAAGTTGCCCCGTTCGGACGAATTACGGCAAGAGCTTTGCGCCCCGACTTACGGTTTCACCAGCAACGGGAAGATCAAGGACGAAGGCAAATCCGAGATGAAACGGCGCGGAATGCGGTCGCCGGATATCGCGGATGCTCTCTGCCTAACCTTCGCCAGCGGCGCTGCGATGGTAGGGGGCCGAGCAAGTCGATGGGTCTCCGGCAAGTCCCTGAAACGCGCCATTGCGGGCATAACGTAATTCAGGTATATTCCGACGAATTCCCCTTTACAGGACCGATGCAATGAAAAACAATTTTTCTTCCCTGCACGATGCGTTTGCTACGGCGAACTCCAATATCGCTATGACGCCGCAGGGGTCCGGCGGATTTGATTTGCACCCAGATACTCTCGCGCCCAAGAAGGCTTCTATGAAGCCACAGTCTCCTGCCCAACACGCGGCAGTTACTAAAGCCGGTCGTACAAGCGCCGTTAAGCGTAAGGTTGCCGCAGGCTTGCCAATTATCGGCTCTAAACCAGTGATAGGAATGTAATAATGTTCAAAAGTAAAACCAAGATGCCAAAGACCCTTCACGGCGCGATGGATAAGAAGGGTGCCCGCGATCCTGCCAATTTTGGCAAGAGCGAAGCACAGCAAAGGCCAAAGGCCAAAAAGGATAACGGCGTAAAGCCAACGCAGTTTATGAAGGCGTCCAAGAAAGGTATGTAAGATGATCGAAGACCTCGTCTCCCGTGCCTTTGCAATCCGTAACGCGGCGCATCTTGCGCATTGGGCTACGAAGTCTTTTTCAGAACACATGGCGCTTGGCAGTTTTTACGACGAAGTGATTGAAAAGATTGATGGTATCGTTGAAGCGTATCAAGGCTGGTTTGGATTGATTGGGCCGGTGCCACAAGCAACCATGTCCAAAGATCACATCGCCAAGCAGATTGGGGATGAAGCAATTTGGATCGCCGACAACCGCGCAAAAATATCGCAGGGGGTTACGATGCTCCAGAACCTTATCGACGATCTGCTCGATTTGTATTCAACAACACACTATAAACTTGTCAACCTAAAGTAAGGACGACCATGCGTAAATATGCCCCCACCAAATTTGAAAAGACCAAGGCCGATGTCAAATCTGACAAAGGTGTAAAAGAGTCATCCAAGAAAGACATTGCCAAAGATAAGGCTATGATGAAAGGCAAAATGAAATGAGCTTTCAAAAGAAAGACGACGCAGGATTTCAGTTCCCGCAGATCGTTGGTGTGTTTGGAACGGTTCATGCTGTCACGGCTGGCGCGGCAAGTACAACCACCGGAGCATTTGGTACGGGCACGACTTTGGTGCGGGTATCGGTCTCAAACAATAGCACCCACGTACATTTTGCAAAAGGCGCGACGCCTACTGCGACTACGTCAAACGCACTTATCCCATCGGGTACAATTGAATATATGTACGTGGCCCCCGGCGAGAAACTTGCGTTTCTGCGCGGTGCCTCCGCAGATATAAATGTGACGGTAACGGAGTTAGTCTGATGCCTTTGACCAAAAAGGGTGCGAAGATTCAGTCAGCTATGAAAAAAGAATACGGTGCCAAAAAAGGCGAATCCGTATTCTATGCTTCTATCAATGCGGGAAAGGTCAAGGGTGCTGAAGGCACCAAGGCCAAAGCAACACGGAAGAAATAATGGCAAGCAATTACGCAGGCATGTCGCAGTCGTCGCAAAGCGCACTGCTCGGTGAGGATTATACTGCGGAACCCACGCAGTTTAATAATGAACCTGACCCGCATGAGGAAATGTCTGAATCGCAGTTTTCTGCGAGCGTAAAGTCGTCAATCGACGACGCTGTAGATTATATCGACGGCTTTGTTGCACCGGGCCGTGCGCAGGCAACGCAATATTATCGTGGCGACCCCCTTGGCAACGAGGAAGAAGGGCGCAGCCAGATCGTGATGACGGAAGTGCGCGACGTGGTGCAAGCGATGGTCCCATCGCTTCTTCGTATTTTCACCGCTTCTGAACAGGTTGTCGAATACGCGCCACGCAACGAGAACAATATCGAAATTGCCGAGCAAGCGACCGATTATGTAAACTTTGTGTTCTATAACGACAATCCGGGCTTTAGCATCCTGCACAGTGCGTTCAAGGATGCTTTGGTGCGCAAGACCGGTATTATCAAATGGCGTTGGTCAGAAGATACTGAAATCAGCGAAGCAGAATACACAGGACTCGACCAAGCCGAAGTTTCGATCTTGTCGCAAGATGAGAGTTGCGAACTCGTTAAGATGGAAGAGATCGTGCACCAGAAAGCGGTGCTTGGTCCTGACGGGCAGCAGATCGCGCCTCCTGAAGTTAAATTCAACATCACAATCCGCCGCAAGGTTCCGCGCAATAAGGTTGTTATCGAGTCCGTTCCGCCCGAAGAATTTTTGATCGCCCGCGAAGCACGCGATCTTGATACCGCTGCGTATGTGGGCCACCGCTCGCTGCGCACGATGTCCGAACTCATTGCAATGGGTTACGAGCGCGAAGAGATTGAGAAATACGCAGGTCAAGGCGACGTTTTCAGTATCAATTACGAAGCGCAAACCCGTAACCCTGCCATCATGTCTTTTATGATGCACGCGGATAATCCAGACCCCGCAATGCGTCGTATCTTGTATGTCGAGTCCTACGTCCGCATTGATAAGGACGGCGATGGTATCGCCGAATTGCGGAAAGTTTGTTCGTTGGGCAACGCCCATCATATCCTGCACGACGAGATCGCCACGGATGTTCCGTTCGCGTTCTTCTGCCCTGATCCAGAACCGCATATGATTATTGGTCAGTCCATCGCCGATCAAACCAGCGATTTGCAACGGATCAAGACAAGCATCGTCCGCAACACGCTAGATTCTCTCGCCCAGACCATCCACCCTCGCACCGTCGTGGTCGAGGGTCAGGTCAATATGGACGACGTGATGAACAACGAGACGGGTGCGATCATTCGTGCCCGTGCCCCCGGAATGGTGCAGCCGCTAGCTGAACCTTTCGTCGGGCAAAGTGCGATGCCACTCATTGCGTACATGGATGATGTCCGTGCGCAACGGACCGGTATCTCGGCGGCTTCTCAAGGGCTTAACCCCGATGTACTTCAGAGCACCACTGCTTCCGCTGTAAACGCCACGGTCCAAGGTGCGCAAGAACGTATTGAATTAGTTGCCCGTTTGTTCGCTGAAAACGGCATGAAGCGCTTGTTCAAGGGGTTGCTAAAACTTCTGATCCGTCACCAAGATCAACCCCGCATGGTTCGTTTACGCGGTAAGTGGGTGCAGATCGACCCAAAATATTGGGACGCGGATATGGATGTGCAGGTGAATGTGGCATTAGGCCACGGCACCGATAACGAAAAAATGCAGTTTTTGATGATGGTTGCCCAAAAACAAGAACAGATTATGCAAACCCTCGGTCCATCAAATCCATTGGTAGACGCAAGCCAATACCGTAATACTCTTGCCCAAATTTGTACGCTTGCTGGGTTTAAGGACGCAAGCCGTTACTTCAAGCCGGTGGATATGCAGGTCGTGCAGCAAATGATGCAGCAACAACAGCAGAATCAACCACCCGATCCGAATATGATGTTGGTGCAAATCGAACAGCAAAAAGTTCAAGCCAAGAGTCAAGTTGACGCTGCTAAACTCCAAGCAGATGCGCAAGATTCAATGCGTAAGAACCAACTTGAACAGCAGAAAATGCACCTCGATGCAATGGTTCGTATGGCTGACATCGAAGCCAAGTACGGTACGCAGGTCAATATCGCTCACGTTGAAGCCATGATCCAACGCGACCAAGAAATGTCCAAGGCTCAGATTGGGGCCAATGCTGATATGCACGGTCAGTTAGTGCAGGCGTTATCCACTCCAATGGGACCGCCGAATGCTTGAGCACGATTTAGTAAGTCAGGCGCAAGCCTTTGCAGATTCCGAAGCGGTAGCCGAACTTCTTAACCGACTTGAACAAAAGTTCATTGAGGATTGGAAGACTACCGTGCCGGTGGGCACGGACACGCGGGAACATTACTACCGCATGATCCTTGCAATTAACGCTCTCCGTGCCGAATTAAGAAACGTCGCCCAGAGCACCAAAATCAAAGACTGGAACCGCCGCTTGCGCGGAACGTAACTTTAAGGTAAAAATCTATGACCGATACGGCCATTACAGCCACCGGCCTCACGGGCGCAGCCCAATCATTCGAAGCGATGCTTGCCGGAGGAAACTCCGATCTCAACGCGCCAGAATATAAGGAAGCGCCTACTGAAGCCCCTGCCCAAGAAGCAGAGGCGTTTGAGGGTGAAGTCAACGAGGATGAGACGGCGGATGCGCAAGCAGAAGTTGCCTCGGAAGATGAACCCGCCGCTGAAGACGAAGATACTGATGGCTCCCAGCCAGAAGTCCAGCTAGTCACCGTAACTATTAACGGCAAGACCGAGCAGATTCCCTTGGACGAGGCAGTCAAAGGTTATCAGAGGCAAGCGGATTATTCGCGGAAAACTTCCGCTTTGTCTGAAGAGCGCAAGGCGTTCGAAGCAGAGCGGCAGACGGTAACACAGGAACGTGCGCAGTACGCCCAACTCCTTACCGCGCTCCAACAGCAAGTTCAGGCCAACTTGCAGCAGGAGCCGGATTGGCAGAGGCTCTACGATACCGATCCTTTAGAATATGTGCGACAAAAAGACGTTTGGCGTGAACGGCAAGACAAGCTGGCAGCAGCACAGTTTGAGTCGCAACGGCTGACGGCTTTACAGGCGCAAGAACAGAATAACTATTTAGCTAAGTTGGTACAAGAGAACCGTGCAAAACTCACGGAAGCTATTCCAGCATGGAAAGATAGTAAGAAGTGGGAAACAGATCGTCCAAAGTTACTTGAATACGGCCAGAAGCTAGGCTTCACCGCAGAGGAACTTGGTCAGACGTATGATTCCCGCGCCGTGGTGGCTTTATATAAAGCCATGCAATTTGATGCCCTTAACGCAAATCGGCCACAGCCGGTTACAAACAAAGGGCCAAAAACTGCATCTGCGGGGTCTGCTTCTACCGCACCTAAGTCCGCATCTGATGTTACCAAAGCGAAACAACGTCTCGCACAGACCTGGAGAATCGGCGACGCCGCTTCCCTTTTTGAAGCTTTTTTGGATTAACGGAAGGTGACTAATTATGGCTATCGCAACAAA